AAGAATGCTGGAGATGTACGATCTAGCAATTCGACTGAGAATACTTGCTGGCCAGCATACTTCTGCACTGTTACTGAAAGGAATGCTGAGGTCTGATCTGTGTTAGAAAATGCATCGCCTTCTGGCTCGATTGCAACTGTTGGCATTGCGGTGATCTTTGGGATCTCGAATGTCATACCTGCATCAGGAAGCACTCCACGAGAGATTGCATCGATTGATGGACGGATGGTTGTACCGAGTGGATTGATGATCTCAGATAGCTGACGTGTTGGTACTAGACCAGCGTTGTCTGTTGTATCTGCTGCTGCTGCGATCCATTGACGAGCTGAGTCGTCTCCGAGTGCGGCGCGGATTGTGTTCTCTGCATACTTTGCTGCAGTTACTTCAATGCGTGGCTTTGTGTAAGCCATTGCTGTTACAGCAGGGCGAGCAGCTTCAACTGCGGCAGCCTCAACTGTAGGTGTTGCTTCGACTGCTGGAGTGTTTTCCACTGTGGCTGTCTCGCTTTCTGTTGGTAGGGTTTCTTCAACGGCTTCATCTTCAGAGGCCGCGATATCAGTGACGGCTGCTGACTTAAATGCGGCGGCCTGCACTAAACTTACTTCGAGTAGGTCAGCACTCGATACATAGAGGACGCCATTCTTAGGCTTCGCTGCATTGACCATAACTCCGACTGATAGACCAGTACGAAGTTCTTCTGAGGCTTCGATAAGAGCATCTGTGCCACGAGAAGATTTAGAAATCTTAAACGATGCAAAGATTCCTTCTTCTGTCTCGTTAAAGAATTGAGCGCGGCCGATTGGCTGCTTAGGATCGTGCTCCAGAAGGAGCTTCACTTTAGATGAGTCAGCGATATTAATCGCGCCACGCTCAAAGACAACGGCTCCGGCAGATGTGTTACCAACCTCGCCATTAAAGGGGACGATCTTGCCAGAGATAGTGCGCTCGGCCGCATCTGCCGTAAGTTCTGCCGAAAAGGTCAGCATCTCTTTCATATGATTCCTTCGCTTCCGTTAGGTGTTAGATCAGTCATTCTCATCGCCTGCTCTTGGGTGATCAACTGGAGATCAAGCATCTCACGAATGACTGCTAATTCTGCAAGTGGATCTGTGCGTAGATAATTCTTGTCGATATCAAATTTGACGATATTGCCACGAGCTGTAATGTCATCCATAGATAGACGATCTTCAATCGCTGAAATAAATGGCTGTAAAGATAGCGTGAGGAATTGACGGCGCTCATCTTGAACGTTGGCATAGGTCATCGTCGTGTTCTGATCTGCCGAGACGTAGTACGGAGGGACGTTGCAAAGGCGAGCGATCTCTGTGGCAAGATTCTGGATAGCCTCGTTGTACATCATATCTTTAGGGCTGAATCCGACTGCCTCATACTGGAGAGTAGATGTCAGGTAAGCCGTAGAGCGATTTTGACGTGCATTCTTCCAAGCGGCGAGTAGTCCCTGTACCTCTGAAGGTGGAAGGTCTGCGCCAGAGTTACGGATATAACCTGTAGCCATGGGAGTCGCTGCTGCAACTACGCTGGCCTTCTGGATGTCAAGGGCTGCGCGAATCGTAGAGACGCCAGTATTAAGAATGCCATCATTGAGTGACTGGAATGTAATGAGTGAGCCTAGACCATCCATAGGGACGGTAGTGCCATCGATAGCGTATGACTTTACGAATACATTATCGCGATCAAGTGTCGCGGTGACTCGGCTGTTAGCGACCCACTCGAATCGAGATGGGCGACCGTCTTCTTGATATGTCTCTACTACTTGCCAGAATGCTTGTCCGTAGAATAGAAGTGAATCGACTGTGTAAGCAATCGTTACTGAACGTGGTTGATGGTATGAAGGTTGATCGAGCCATAGTGGCTTTCCTAATTCTTCACCTGTTGATTTTTTGTAAAGTTCAAGTGGGATCGTGCCGATTGTGCCAGCGAGTAGGTTACGGCATCGAGCTAGTGCCGGGACTCCGAGAGCCTCAGTACGTCCGACATAAGCGAACTGGAAGGGCATCGCGAAAGGTGAATACTCACCCAAGACCTGCGGTGCGGCTTGAGCCTCGATCGTGGCTTTTGGTGCTGCACCTGTGAGGCGCGAAAGGATACCCATAGAGTGCAATTATACACTACATCGTGTAAATCGCTGCGATCTGTTGAGGTTTTAATAGCATCGAAACTACCATCGCTAAGCCGATCGGCGCAGAGATATCGCCAGCGCTTTTACGCTTTACGATTCGCCATGCTGAGTCATTGACTTTAGCCGCGCAGTTATTCATCTGTTTGATTAGTTCATCTTGCCCGTTATGGACTACTCGACTGTTGACGAGACCATCAAGTAAGTCCGAGCATGCCTGATAGAACTGTTGGCCTGACACGTCTTGCGTTATCTGTCCGGCATTGGCAAGGCGCTCGGCGATTGACTGTGTTGCATATTTGTCATAACAGATCATCTTAGGTCTGTATTGATCAGCCCACGCTTTGATCTCTGCCGCTATCTTGAGGTCATCTACTGAGACTTGCGACTCCCACGTCTGGAGGATACCGACTCCGATTCTTCCGTCACCCATAATCTGACCAGCAACAAGGCTTGCATTGCGGCGAGATGGAGATACATCGAAGCCAAAAACTGTATAGCCACCGATCGGGATCGTAAGCGTGGCATCGGAGGTTGCCTCAAGTACGCCATGAGGCCACGGACTTTGTAGAGAATCAATCCATTGACATAGAAGCTCTGTTCTAGTGTCCTCAATCTTATTAGTCGCGACAGCTTCTTCAAGTGACTCCTCCGTTATCGTGTATCCGAGCGCAGGGTTAGCCATTGCCCATCCTGCTCGGTCTGTAATCTTGCAGTATTGCGGTGCTGAGTATTCGTAAAACCCAAATGACTTAGGAGGCGCGGATAAGGCTCGCTCCCTTAGCGTGTTAAGCGTCTCGGAGAAGGCGTCCCCGGCATTGCTAGTCAGTAGTGTCTGAGCGTTAGGTCTTGCGCGAGTAGTCGGAATCGCGGCTGTGTATCCGTCTTTAGATATCTCTCGGACTTCATCGATCCATAGAAAGTCGGCAGTACGTCCACGAGATGAGTCACGTGTATCAGATACTAGGTCAAGTGTTGCACCGTTAAGTAGCTCTATTCGTTCTCCACCGTTAGCGTATCTAATCGCCTTAGTGCCTGCCTTTAAGTGAGGTGCGTTCTCGATGATCCACGCGATCTCTCTAAAGGTCATCAAGGCTGTTGCTCGGTTAGAGGACATGATCAGGTGCTTAGTCTCACCTCCATAAAAGAGACCCCAGATCACACGCATACGTCCTAGATGAGATTTACCATTCTGGCGTGCGACCAGACACAGGGAAGTCTTGCGAATGTACATTCCTTTAGCGTCTATGCGCATCATGTCATCAAGCATCCAGCGTTGCCACGGCAATAGCGGCGTCCCTAGATCCTCAGCCATCTTAGCGACTTCATCAGCTCTAGTTTTGCCTTTCAGAAGTGGACTGTGAAGCCTTGCCTTCGTTGCCCCTCGTAGCGGCTGTTTACGAGGCGGCATCATTCACCATCGATCGGGATCGGCCGGGCAGAGAATGGACTGTCTCGGTGAACTTCCGACCGCATTGGGGATATATTGGAAGAAAAGACAGGGGGGGTGGCCTGTCGTGCTAAAAAAGAGCCTTCTGAGCGTGATCCTTTTATGCTATTACACCTAGTACAACAGCTCACCAGATTATCATAAGCGATTGGATCTCCTCCTGCTTTGATTGGAATGACATGATCGACCGTAGTTGCTGGCATCTGGCAATAGAAGCATGTCCATTGGTCTCGTTGCAGTACCTCTAAGCGCCGGGCTTTATAGGCACGAGTACCACGAGGATCACCTCTCTTTGTACTCATTGCCATCCTTTATTTATTAAATGATCTAAGGCCTTACAATAGTTAGGCTCATCATACTCAGTCCATCCATACCTATGTGCTACATACGTGTGATACATCCAGAACTGTGTGATTGTATTAGCCTTACGTAAGCTCTTCACCTTCATCTGGTACAGCCCATAGGTTTGCTTAGTACCACCTATATTACCTATAGCCTTATAGTTCCAAGTACTCTCTCTATAGACTATCTCATGATGACAGGCTTCTTGCTTATCAGTTAATTGTTCTTTAGCTAATTGCTTAGCCCATCTTATATTCTTATTGGCATCTATTGAGCCGCTTGATACAGGCGCAATGCTCATGAATAGAGCTGTCCCAATAACGAATGCGACCGCTCGCGCTCTGCCCTTACGGGCGCGATCTGAGCCCCTGAAGGGCTCTCGCCTGAGAGTACCAGACGTGTCAAGCCCATTAACATAAGTGCTGTTCAGAGGCGTGTCGCTCATCTATTATCCGTACTATAGAATCCAGAGCCCTTGAACGATACCCCTATAGAGCTATAGACCTTATGCATAGGTGAATGGCAGAATGGGCATTCCAGATCATGAGGTTCAGTAATGCTTAGCCATTCCTCTATTCGTGCATTGCTTTCACACTTCTCGTTATCACACTCGAACTCATAGGTTGGCATCTGGATCACTCTGACACATTCTGCAAACTTCAGTAAAGCTCCATGCTCCACACATATTGCATCTCATAGGCTCTAGTGTATCTCGATCACCCTGTAATTCCCCGTAACCTGCACGGAGCAATAGACCGATCAGATCACCTAATCGCATAAAGGCCAGATAATCTTGAGGATTACCTTCTCCTTGACCATTTAAGCGAGACACCACGATAGGCAAGTCATGGGACTTATCTGTTCGCTTGGTGACCTGATCGATCCACGCCTTAGGCTGGAACGCCGATCTAGCCTTAACCTCCATGTCGAACGGGACATGTGTTATATCTTTTCCAGCCCCTCGACCGATATCCGCGTGTGCCCACCAAGTCGATAGGTACTTAGCTACTACACGCTCGGTTGAGAATCCTCGGTATTTACGGCTTTGTGAGGCCATTGACCGCGTGACACTTTCTGCATGACCATGCTTTACTCTGTAAGTTCACCTTAATCTCTGATACCGGTATTGACTCATTACATAAGCAACACCTTGTCATCATTGTAAACTCTTCTAATATTGCCTGGACTTCTTTAGATCGTGCGATCTCATCATCTGTTGGGAATGATTCCCATTCACCATCTTGATTCATAAACTGTAATGATCCCATTATGATTTCGCCTTCTGGCGTTGCCATGCGCCATCTTTATTTATCTCATACCAAATTACATCATTAGGAGATGGGCATCTAGTAAGTTCCCCTGTCACCGCATTGAGGCACTTAAAGTGACCCCACGGCTTACCAGCCTTACTCTGACCAGTCTTCCACACCATATCTCCATGAGGACATCGAGGGATATCCTTCTCTGTCTGGCCTCCAATGATCTCTTTCACCGTCGATACAGCTTCCCCCATTGTGGGCGGCATAGTCGCTGCCTTGATAGTCCATGGATCTTCTTCCTTTACTACTGGAATGTATTCGCCAGATGTCTGAGCCATCTTAGCCTTTACTTCATCGATGTTAGCCTTTACTTCATTAGCCTTAGCAACCTTGCTCATCTCTTCTCGGCTAGGTCTCTTTCCCTTTGTCGCGTAACCTGCCGAAGCCAATGCACGGCCAATCGCAGACGTCTCTGCATTCTCAAGTGCGCTAGTCGCATTGACGCCTCGCCCGGAT